GGCCCACTCAAAGAGTGTAGTGTATACAAATTGCTTTGTTTGATTGCAATGACAGAAGCCCACCTTACGGATTTTATCTGTCACCGTTGTCACCGATTCCTGGCAACACCACTACCATTTAGGGTCTGGTAGACTACTGGGGCCACTAGGTCCAGCAAGATGAGGTGTCATCCCACAAGTGGGTTACGCCCACTCCGGCAATTTGAACGATTGCTCGTTTCCGCTGATAACGTTCGGCAACGGAACACGGGGATCTTTTAACTACAGGTCCCATGCGCACCCTGGGGTGTTTTCTCGAAAAACGGGTCAGGCCCGAAACGGCCAGCACTATCCTCAGCGGCCTAGGGTTATTTTGTTAGGTTTTCTTCCACTGGCTAGGGGGGGGTTCGTAAAGCCCCTCAGGATTTGACACTACCTGTTGTTGCCCCAGTGCCCCATCTACTCATAGATATCGTCAACCTTTGTTACAGTGATTGACAACACCAAATTGGTAGATGGGAGGACGTTGCCCGTGTTGCTAAAATTTACGTTTCCAGGCAAGTGGTCGTGTGGGGTATACCTCACATAAAACGTGAAGAAAGCCCGTCTGACAACGTTGCCGTTCTCGGTGGCGAATTCACTAGCACTACGATCAAAGATGTATTGTACTGGTGAACAATAACCACCAATGGGAACAGTAAGGACTGGCATGTTAACTGCAACAGCAACATCACCAGACCAAACCATGCTCACGCAATATACGCCGGCTGGGACATCAGTTCCGAAGAACAATGTGTCCGTACCGAGAGTAATCCCCGGAATGTCACCATAAGAAGAAGTAGTGTTCGCACCCAATGGGAACGCATTGGCAACTAAGCTTCTTGTGATGGTTTGAGTTCGGGCATCGTGACCCTGATCCTCTGGTAACACCGGCTTGAAAAATTCAACACAATAGGAGACCCACAACTCACCGATGAGCTGAACGGGGTTTCCTTGCGAGGCAAGTTGGGTTAAACCAAGATCGTACAATCTTGGATCTTGCCCGCTTGGCACCGCGGAGTTACGAACATACAGCTTTGTTATGCTGGTCTCAGCAGCAGAACACTCTATGGCATGTATGAGGTTTTGGGTTGGTTTGACACTAACTGCGTACTCACTGTTTTCCATCTCGACCTTGGATCGAAAGACGGGATCAGCAGAGTTGTAATTGGTGGCAAACACAACCACTCCAGGTGCTCCAGATGTTACAAAGTCAGTGATCAATGGTCTGAACTCAAATATCATTCCATGGATTCGATATTGCTGGTAATTCTTAGCAACTGTGGATAACCAAGGGAATGTGTTGGCATCCCCTGGGTTAAGGGCAAATGGTCTATTGGTAAATTGGGTGGTTCCGTTGATGTCACCTAAGAATTCCCTGTGGCAAACAATGTTAGTCCGCTCACCAGCAGAGAACTTGGGGATTTGACGGTCATTGGTCAAGACATTGTAGGAAGGGGCGCCACCAACCATCTGGTAATCACCACTTCCAAAAATCTGTCCAATTCCACTACCTAACCACTTGCCAACGCCCTTTAGGTAAGGCATATTAAACGCCTTTCCTAAGGCACCACCGGCAATGGAGCCGGCATCCGCGAAGGGAGTTGCCTTTTGCTTTACTCGCTTCTTCTGTTTCGTTTTTGTTTTAATCGTCATTGTATGGGATACCCAATGACATGGGGACTGTACATCAATGTCGAACCATTACTGGAAGATCCGTGCAGTCTCTTGGCATTCTGATTAGCACTAAAGTAATAGTTTTGGTCAATTACCGACATCAACCCCATGCTGTTCACAGCTTAGGGAGACGATCCCAAGCACCGCAGGGCGGTTACAAATTGATTGGTAGCACACGGTACACCGGCTGTCTTGTATCCGTGCTCAATTTGTATTCATCAAATGTCTTCTCGATTTCGATCTGGCTCTCGGGACTAACCTGGAAGGCAAGCCAGAATGACAATCTACATTCCGGTGGCACATCTCTGAACTCCCGACGCATGCCGCGTGCCATCCTAGCGGCACCGGTCTCTAAAGTCGGGTCACTAAGGGGTTTCCTACCATTAGACTTGTCTACAAATTGCTTGTAGAAGTTCTGCCAAACTGGTATTCCACCCGTAAGTGTGAGTCCGCCCTTACCGACTGCTGACATCCACCTCTCAGCCACTTTCTGTGTGTTGAGAGGCTTTAATGACAAGCAATCTTTGCTTAGGGCGACCCTGGGGTCTCTAACCATGACCCAAGATGTGCCATCGTACACTGGTTGACATTGGCAAAATGAGATGTGTTCGAACTGGTACACTGGTTCTTCCACAGCCATGGAAAACCCATAGCCCAGGTACCAATCCTGAAGCCCCTGCATAAACTTTCCCAAGTCTGCTCGCTCCAGGATAACGACGATATCATCACCGTCGTCGGCGGCTCGTATTCTGATTCCTTTTTCAGATGCATATGTGTAGGTCATTCCACACATTATAAGGACATTTCCTAATGCTGTGTTGGAGTCACCTGACATCCGGTTTCGGTTGATGCGATACAATAACTTTCCTTCTTTGGTGTAACCAACACCACGATTGTGGCGCTGAAGACGCATTAACCTTCGAAAGTACTTGTCACCGGGGTAATAACTCTCATAAATGGAGTGTTCCCACAGCAACGCATCATGCGACACGTGCTCATCAAACCGTTCTGCATCAAGGGATACAGCTACTGGCTCATCGAATGAGTCCCAGTGCTGCCGTAGCATGTTTCCTCTACGTTCAGCGTTGAGCCCCTTGAACACAACCTCATGTCCAAAGACAGTGTTGATGTTTTTATAAATCTTTTTCTCGATAGGTTTTATATACCTCCCTGTCTCCACAACATATCTAGGGTTACGTGGTTGTATAACCCTAGGCACGGCATCTGGCTTAGCGGTGAAGTTGTACTTCTCGCGTTTTACGAAGGGCCTCGTAGTGCTCAACTTGTCATGGAACCCAAACTGGCTGTTTTCGTCTACCGCTCTTTGATATATCTTCACTCTACGATCCTGGAACAAGTCCACAAATTCTTGTGGTTTCAACGGGGTGGCAAAGTGTGATAACTTCAATAGTGGTTGACAAAATGGTGCCAATTCCATAAACTTATGCTTGTTGGGCACTGGTGGCTCTCGAAAAACGCCGTCCTTCTTTACATAAAAGACGCGCTCTAAGATTGCTCGCTCCAATGTGTCGAGATTGTTTTGGTAAACCCCGTACGCAATTTCATTTGACAGGTAATGAAAGTGGTCAAGATAACGGAGTTTATTTGGCTCTCCCAAGGATGGAACTACCTTCAAATCGGGGTGATCGGGAGCAGCCGAAGGACGGCAGATCACCTCAGGTAGTTTCCCTAGGCAGCCCTAGGCCGACCCTCCGACTGGTCGACGACGTCTTTCGCCTAACCAGTTGAAGAGCCATGGGCGCTCGTGAGTATACCAGGGTCTATCACGCTCGCGTATCCTATCAAGGACTGCGCGCGAGTTCCTAAACTGCACTGCCTCAATGTCAGTTTCGGAAGGTACGAATACCAGCTCCAAAGCAATGGGTAGAATCGTACGTATGTGGGTGGGCCGCACTCCATGGGCCACACACAAGGCGTTCAGACGGTGTTTCGCCACCAACCTATTGGCTGGTGTGTCCACCTGAACACCTGGTATACTGTTTACGGTTTCTGCTACGATGCTTGCCATAAAGCTTCGCCGTACACGTGGGTCTCTGACGACATCGCCCTCTATAGGGTCGGTGTCCTCGTCGACAATTCTAGCAGTGTCAGAGTGGAGTGCTTGCTGCTCCTCTCGAATACTGCTACCGGATAGCCATCCACGAATTCGATGGCCTATCTCGTGGGGAGATACAATCCCGCCGAACCGCCACTTGAGTGACGTCCCGATGAGGTTAATAACACTCGGACCTCTGTAAGGTAATCTACGATCACCTAGATGGTAGCTCCGAGTGGCTCCAGTTCCCCAACTGGAATGGCTTAGAACACTCATAGTATCATCAATCTCTTCGTCACACAAAAAGTTAATACCATTAGTTGATAAATCCG